TACTTATGCTCAAAATCTTGAACAGCATAAAATACGAGGACTATTTCTCTATTTGCTAGAGAAGAATAAGTTACAAGCTGGAAGTAATTACTTGATAGATAAAAATGATAATATCTGGGTTTGTGAGACATGGGCAAGTGGTGGAATATGGTATATACAAAAATATAGTAAAATATATGACTTGCCAGAAGTATATACTAAAGTAAGAAGGAGTGCACTACTCAATAAGGATACAATATTTGAAAAAGGAGAATAACTATGTTCGCTGGAAAAGAGATAATCTATATTAAATCTGATGGAAATAAAGTTCCTGCAATAGTAGTAGAATGCGTTCGAGATATTGGAATTACTATTGTAAGAAAGGATGATAGAACTAAATATCTTTGCTGTCTAAAAATGCCAGGCTCACCTCTTTGGGAACCTCATTATAACAAAAAACTTGTATACAAAGAATTCACTCGTATGCGTAAAGGTATAATTTCTGGAATAGTAGATGATAGAGAAGAAGTAGATTTACTTCGACTTGAAGGTATAGATAGTGGATATGCATCTTCCTCAAGCTGCCCCTTCGGACAATAAAAAATCCCAACTCCCAAAAATAATTAACCATAGGTATTGACACCATGCCCCATATATGTTATACATAATTTTCAACGCGGAATACACCGCAACCTTAAAACCCACCAGCACCTTAGTGCTAACCTTAACAAGAGGAGACTCTACCCATGACAGTTGAAAAAGTATCTGCAAAAATGCAAGTGAAAGATGAAGACGGGAAAGCAGTTCTGGATGCCGACAACTCACCTGTATACAAGGAAGCCACTGTTGACTACAACTTTGGCGATGACTTGAACTCCGCTGTAGATCTCTGTGGAGCTGAAGTAGTATTCAGCAATTATGTCAGGAATGCCAAGGTTGCCCTCCAAGCCATTATTCGCTCCTCACTCTCCGCCGGACTCAACCCCACCCAGATCCAAGAGAAGGTGAATGGCTGGAAACCTGGTATGGTCCTGGCAGCTGAGAAAGTCGATCCCGAAACCGCTATCAAGAATGCTTGGGATACATGGTCAGCAGAGAAGAAAGCAGAGTTCATCAAGAGCCTTACTGCTCAGGCTGAGTAAATCTCATTCGGAGTCGTGCCCGATTGAGTGAGAACTCCCCTCACAATTAGTCCTCCCCTGCTCGCCCTATTCCGGCCTGATGGAGTCCTAGTGAGGGGAGTTTTCCTACTCCCTGAATGTAACCAATTGGTCATTATGGAGCCTCTATCATGAGCATCACTAGATACACCCTCAAAACATCAACCATACTTAAATCAGGAAAGGATCATCCCATCACCAAACTAGTCCCTGATCCTAATGGAGAATATGTCCATATAGCAGACTTCCTTCACATCTTATCTATGTATGAGGAACTTAGACAAATCCTAGATTCCCATACAAAAACTCTGGGTCAAATTCTGAAGTCATGATAAGGAGAATCCTCATGAAAGATTTAACTCCACTCCAAGCATGTAGACAAGCTAAAAAACTCTTCCCAAATGCTTACATATGTACTAGAATAGAATGCTGGGAATTTAAGCGTATTCCAGGAAATGTTGAAACGACAAAGTCTATATCAATAGTAGGAGAAAAAAATAACTCAACTATCCACGAAGGTTCATCCTTCAGAGAAATCCTCACCACTCTTAAACAGGAGTTATCTGATGTCAGTTAAAACTATATACAAATGTGATAAATGTGGAAGTGAGCAAGAAACTTATGAACAATTCTGGAATCTGGGAGTTGTAGCTTATTCCCATGGAAGAAGATTAGATCCCTACAATCCATTCGTAAGTAGTGAACATAAAATGCAGGTATGTAGATCTTGTCTAGAATCTTATGGAATCCATGTAATGAAAGGTAAAGAAAGAGAGCCTGTCATTACCCCAACTCTTGAAGATATAATAATCGACATAGTTCACGAAACCCTTGACTCAAGAGACTGATATTATGCCAACTTATGCCAAACGCTCTGGAATCCAACTAGCTCTCCCCTTCGAGGAGCGTCGTATCCTAAACCAGGGCCGCTTCAAAGTCCAGTGGTATCCACCTTACCTTCTCCAACCTAAACTCGATGGGGATCGTTGTAGGATGATAGTCCGAGATGGACGTTGCCTACTCCTATCATCCACTGAAGACATAATCCCTGCCGTTCCTCACATCAACGAACAGGGACTCCATCTCCCTGATGGAGAGTATGATGGAGAACTCTACGTCCATGGTCTCCAACATAATGAGATCCACTCCATTGTCTCTCGTGAAGTAAATATCCACTCATCCTACTCGAAGATGGAACTCCATCTATTCGATCTAGTCGACTCTGCTCCTCAAGCTCAACGCCTGGCAGAACTTAAACTTAGAGTAAAAAATCGCTTTCCTAACATAAAACTAGTCCCAACCAGTATCGCTACATCCCTTGAACAAGTATACTCTTGCTACGACCAATTCATAAGTGAGGGCTACGAAGGATTCATAATCCGACACCTAGACTCTCCTTACATGCGTCGTCGCTCACCATATATGATGAAATTTAAACCTAAGAAATCTGACACTTATGAAATAATTGGCCTGGAAGAAGCTATCTCTGAAGATGGAACTCCTAAGAGAATGCTAGGAGCATTCATCTGTATCGACGATATGGAAACTAAATTCAAAGTGGGAGCTGGTAAACTCACCCATCTTGAGCGTAAATTATTTTGGGAAGCTCATCTTGATGGAGATAGTGTAATTGGAGATCTCCTCGAAGTGGAGTATCAAACAATGTCTGATAAAGAGAAAGTCCCTCTATTCGCTAGGGCTGTAAAGGTACTCTTTTAATCCCTTCATTACGTTTTGCAACAAAGCAACCATAGTAGTTGCTACCAAATAAACCTAACTGCAATAGGTGAAAATTATGAAACTGAAAGATATTGTAGAATCAATAGCACTGACTAATGATATATCGGGAAAAGATATAGAAACTACAATATTGTATCTAGTATCAGATTCAGTACTACAAGATATCCGTGTATTGCGTAGAATAGTAAAGAAGATAAGTAATATAATGGAATTTGAGGATGCACCTGTATCCTAATAAAAGGTGAAATATAGAACTTATAACTGGAGAATGACATTATGAACATCTCAGAACTCTCACTCCCTATCCCATACCATCCAAGTATGGATATCCTGGACTCCACCAAACTCCAAACCTACCAGAGCTGTCCTCGCTTATTCTTCTACGAGTACATTCTCGGCTGGCGATCAGCTCGACCTAATAATCACCTCCACTTCGGAAAATGTCTCCACCTAGCCCTAGAACACATCATCATGAATGACTACACTACAGACTCCGTAGTAGAAGCTCTCGATCTGTTCAACGAGGAGTACCGAATGGAGTTCCCCGAAGCTACTGATGACATCTACAAGCCTAAAATTCCGAAGAACTTTTTCGACTGCCTCATCAAATACATCAAACAATACGCAGACGATCCCATCATCTACGAAGTCTACAAGACCGAATTTGGTGGAACCATATCCCTCGACGACTCGCACAAACTAGCCTTCAAGATGGACACTGTCCTCCGTAAGCGCTCTACTGGTAAGTACTGCTCTCTTGAACACAAGAGTAAGGGAGGCAACTATATTGGAGACAACTATATCTTCGAACATCTGATGGGAATCCAGTGTGGGACCTACACTCATGTCCTCAACACTTTGGTCCCACCCGAAGATGTAGAAGGAGTAATCATCAACTGTCTATGCTTCAAAAAGACTAAAGTCCCAGATTACATCCTCCAAAGGTTCCCAATTCACCTCAACAATGCCCAGATGTATTCCTGGCTCTTGAACACAGTCGCCTGGATGGATAGAATCTACTCCGACTTCCAGCACCTCAGTGCTACTCGTATCGAAGATGATGTTATGACCTGCTTCCCTCGAAATGGTAGATCTTGTTGTAATTGGGGAAGAACTTGTCAATTCTTAGATCTCTGCCTCCATGTGAATAATCCACTCCAGATTCAGAACAAAATCCCTGTGGATATGAAGGTGGAGTTTTGGAATCCATTGGAGGAAGACCTCAGGGAGACTCTTACACTATGACCCTAACAATCAAACAAGAACGCGAAGCCGAACTAATCCTTCTCTCCCAAACTCTGGAGATGGATTCCCTAACCCTGCACAAGTTCCTCCTAGATAATGGAGTATCCTGGGAAGAGTACAACTATCTCAAGGACAAGTACAAACATCTCCTAGAGAAGTACTATGCAGAAAAACTCAGCGATGGAGAAGAATAAATAAGCCGCTTGTCGGCTTGATGGAGGTGTTATGCCGATTATTGATAGCGAAGGTCAAATGAGATTGCAAATTGAGCAAGCCGCCATAGGAATGGTTAGTGGCACTCTAAGAGAATGGCCACACCTGAAGAAAGCATTGCGATACTATGGGGTAAGTATAGATGACTACTGTCCTGCTGTTGAATTGCAGAAAGTTTGCCAGAGCGTTCTGGATATTCTGGATGAGATGAAACTTAACGATGGAGAAGAATAACTATGCAATCCTACGTAGCAGTACGATACTCAAACAATGGGACTCTTAGTCCCAAATCCTACTGTTTCCTCAGCGACATCCCAGACCTCAAAACTGGTGACTACTGCATTGTAATGTCCCCTAAAGAGGAACCAGTAATAGTCCAAGTAACCGACCATAATGTAATCCGCCCCGACATTCAAGCCCTAGCTACAAAGTGGCTCGTGTGTAAAATAGACCTTCTCCCGCACCTGGAGAAGGAACGAACTCGAATAATGAATAGGAGGCATACTGATGTCCACTGAGTATACTCTAATAAAAGACGACTTGGTAATCCTAGAATCCTCTACTAAACTTAAACTACTTGCTGATGATTGTATAAATGAGCGTTACATAGATCTAACAGATTATATAAATCCTGAGGATCTAATGAAGATATTTCTTAAAGGTATAAAAGTCTGTTCTTATTATATGTCTTCAAGAGATTTTAAGAAAACCTTAAGCACTTTGGAGGATTATTCATATGACTAATGAATTAGACGTAGAGTACTATATAAAAATCCTCAGTGATCTTTCAAGTCAAATGTATAGAAGTGGAGGAGAATTAAATCAACTTTGTAACAGACTCCGTAATACAAAAGATCCTATATATGTAAGAGAAGCTGCTAATATTATTAAAACTTCAATCCAATACCTAGAAAATGTGGGGAGAATATAATGACTAATGAATTAGATGGCACCAAAACTGTAGATCTCTACAAGGGAAATTTCTCTCGTATGGTCCTAGTGATAGGCAAAAGTGGTAGAGGAAAATCCTCAGCCATTCGCACTCTTGACCCATCCACAACTTTCGTAATCAATGTAATAGGAAAGGAACTTCCCTTCATCACTGGCTCTCACTATATTCACGGAAAGAATATGTTCATAGGTGCTGGAGCCGATCGTATCCGACGAGTGATGAAAGAAGTCTCTACCTCAGAGCAGTTCGACACTCTAGTCATCGACGACCTCCAATATATTATGGCTTCTGAGTTCATGGACAAAGCAATGGAGAAAGGCTATGATAAATGGAGTATTCTGGCCCGTAACATATGGGAAATCCTAATGCTCTCCTGCAAACTACGTCCAGGACTCACTGTATTCATCCTTACTCACGAAGACGACACTGGAACTGAACGTAAGATGAAGACCCTTGGCCGCCTCTTGGAGGACAAAATAACTCCCGAGGGCACCTCAACCATAGTCCTATTCTCCGACGTAATCCTGGAGAACAAAGAACGCCACTACGTCTTCACAACCCAAACCGATGGCTTCACCTCGGCCAAGTCCCCTATGGGAATGTTCCCTGTCCGCATCCCCAACTCTCTTGGCCTAGTCAATGAACGTATAAAGGAGTACTACTCAGGTGTAGAACTCAAGGACAGTAAACTTAACTTCACAGGAGAATAGTACAGTATGAAGACACTACACAATTCAGATGTATCAGGAGCAAGGCAGAATGTGAAAGATATCAAAATTGTTGGTAATGGAGATATGTTTCAATTACTATGTAAAGCCTCCAGTGAGGGTGAAGGCTGGATGAAAAGTACTAAAGCATGTAAAGTTCCTGGTGGCTGTATAGTACAAGTAACAACTCAGCAAAGAAATCCTGATGGATCCTATGCTGTAGCAGAAGCTCTCACATTTGTCCCTGGAGTACGTATAGAAGATGATGAGAATAATGGAAGAAAATTAGTTCTATAGGAGAATAACTATGTCCACATCAGATCCAGGCTCCCCTGGAGAAACCATCGACAAGCTAATGGCTGACCTCACGACCACAACTGAAGAAGCCAAGGAGCTTAAAGAGGAGCTCACACAGGATGAGACTCCCACTCCAGTTACTGAATCCTCAGTGATAGCCCGTATCGCTACCATTGTGGAGGACATCCAATCCCACAACATTAAAGGAGGAACACTTGCAATAGGAAAACTTCGTGGTGCAATAATTCGTATTCAAGATGCAGTAAAAACATCCAAATCTCAAGCAAAGTAAGGAGAACCAAATGAGTATTTTTGACGAAACAAATGAAATCCCTTCCAACGACTCCATGGGCGACTCAATCCTCGATATCGATACTTCAGATGCCCAGGAACCATCCTGCGTCGAAGACGGCGAGTATGAAATTCGCATCACTGGATTCCGCAAGGATATTGAAGGCAAAATAGTACGCACCTCAGATAGGGGTAACAAGTACTTCATC